ATTATAGATATAAAGAACAGGGGTGGATTCCTCTCTATGCGTTGGAGAGCATAGAAGGTAATTATAAGAACTATGAGATTCTCGGCGCAAATGGAGTAATAGACGGACTTTGGAAAGAATTGATGGCTTTGCCACATACAAAGCCAGATGGTGATAAAAATGAGAAAGGTAATTAAAGAAATTATATTCTCTATTTTAAAAGATGATGATGGCACATATTCTGGTACTAAAGTAGTGTCGGCAATATGCCTCTTGGTTTTCCTTGTTGTTTCCGTATATCTTGCCTACAATGGTATGGAGTGGAAAAATTATGAATCGTTCTCTACTGCTACTGGTCTTGGTGGTTTAGGATTACGTGGAGCAAACAAGTTTATGAATATAAAGAAATTTGAAGGAGGGGAATGATGGATTATTATATTGCAAAAAAAGACAATAATTATTATCTCCCCGTATTTGGAACAAAGATTGTACCAAATAGTGATTATACGGCAACAGACCTAACCTCTTATACTACCGTTGGAACATATACTTGGACTTGCCCTGCCGGAGTAACCAAAGTTAGGGTTATAATGTCTGGCGGCGGTGGTGGAGGCGGAGGAGCGTGGGCAACTACGTATTATGGCGTTGCAAGAAGCGGACATAAGGGAGAAGACGGGACTCTAATTACCCAAGATATTACCGTAGTCCCCGGAAGAACTTATACTATCGTTGTTGGAGCAGGTGGAGCGGGTGGTAGTAGGAAAACCACAAGTGAATCCTATTATGGAGCCGCACCAAATGGACAGAAAGGTGGGAATAGTTCTTTTGGAGATTATTCCGCTCCCGGCGGCGAAGGAGGAGAAGGAGGAAGTTATGACTCGGAGGATGCAGGTCAAGGTGGAGGAGCATAATTATGGCGAAATATATAGCCGCTAAGGGCGGCGGCGGTGGAACAAGATACCTCTCAGACGAAGGCTCCGGGGACGGAGATTTTGAGAAATATTGGGCAAACGATGACGCAGAAGCAGGAGAGGACGGGTTTGTTGTAATTCAAAAATTAACGGCAGGAGAAGATACCGTCCTTGATTTAGGGTTATTTATTAGGGGGTGAATAAATGGCAACAGAAACGGCACTAACGAGAGTAAATGTATTTCCTTCTGAATCTTCTTATAACCAAAATAAATCTTCCGTTGCAAACACGGAATTAAGTTTAGTAAAAGTGTCAAGTAATTTTTTAGAGGGGTCTGTTTCTTCTGTACAAGCACCACAAATCACCGACGGGCGTTCTACGGATACAATGGGATACGGAAAAATGTGGACTTGGTATCGTGTATATGAGTCTGGTTGGGTTGAACAAGGAGGTCATTTTGAAAAGGCAAACGGAAATAATGATGCAAAACAAACAGTCGTGCTTCCGATTCCGATGAAAGATATATATTATACGATTTTAACAGAAAAACAATTCAATACAACAGACCAACCATACCGTTCTGGGTCTATTAGTACGGAAAATAAAACCACAACGTCTTTTGCGTATCATATTACACAAGAGGGCGGTACATCTGGGTCACAGAGATACAATCCTATTGATTGGTATGTATGCGGGTATAAGGCGTAACGGAGGACAAGATGGTAGGAAAGAAAATTTATAAAGAAAATTTTAATATAGACGATTATGCGGAGACGGCACAATGGTGCAACATGTATGGTTGCACTATTGAAGACAAAGGCGAATATTATGAAGTAGTTAAAATCGAAGTCCCCCTTGAAACATTAAAAGAGTAGAAGGTAATTGAATTAAAATCCATCCGTGATAAAAAGGAATTAGAGCCAATTTATTACGATGGAGAATATTTTGATTTTGACGAAAAATCTTATAATCGTATTACTGCCGCAATTTATACGTTAGAACAAATTGGAGAGGAAGCAACTATTCAATGGACTACCGCAAGGAATACGAAGAAGGAAGTTTCCGCAACCGACTTAAGGGGTGTAATTGCCGCCGCAGGAGCGAGAAGCAATCAACTTCACATTAAGTATCGTGAATTACGGGAAATGGTAGATGTTGCTCCCTCTAAAGAAGAATTAGATAATATTGTTTGGAGGTGATTAAGTGGCATTTCCAAATATTGATGTAACAAAACCTATTGGTACTTATCGTGTTAGTACAATAGACGACTACGAAAGAGAAACAAGACGTTGGTTAAGAGATTGTATGATGGAGATTTCTGGTTATCCAGATTCTTCTGCAATCAAAATATAGACATGGACTACTGCGACAAGACCAGACGACCCAGTAGAAGGAATGTTTGGATTTAATACTACGACTAACCAATTTGAATATTTCGACGGAACCAAGTGGAAAAATTTATCTGTAACGTTACCAGACGTATATGAAAAAGCAAAACGTGACCAGAAAGGGAATATTATAGACGAGACATACGCAACAAAGGCACAATTTGGAGAATTACAAAATGTAGTAAATAACGCAATAGACGGTATTGATGGTAAATTAACAAGATTAAAGATATGGTAAAAATTATTCCTTGGGCAGATAGAAAATTAACAAAAAAGAATTTAGCAAAGATTTGGAATTTATTTCCAAACGATGAAATCTGCATGATAGATATTCCAACGGAATATTATAAATTACAGTGGGCGAAAGTAATTGCCCGTTATTATATATTGAGAGGGAAGGATTTTTCTATAGAGATTGACCCGATTAAGAGAATGGAAGTGACAGAACAGTTCCTTGATTTGGGGTGTAGGAAATTTTATTTTATATGGGGAGGAATGTGTAAAGAGTAGTTTTACTCTTCAATGGACGCACTTTCGTACTCAATAAATATTGTCGAAAGGTTTCCGGATTCGTAGATATATATTATTTATGAGCCTCCATATTATAAAACATATAGTCCTCCGGACGAAGATTGGTTGGAAACCTCTATTACTTTCCTATCGTATTCTCTTTTAGAGCAACCAAACATTAAGGGGATAATCCGTAGACCACACCCTTGGTTTGGTAAGAAAAGGACAAGAATACTTGAATAGTTAGAAGAGTTTGCACGTCAGTCTTAGAATATTGAGGTTGAAAATCCATGCGGATGTTTTGTAGTAAACTCAAACACAAATATTTATTGTTGTCCTTTTTGTCAAAAGAGAAGAAGAAAAAAATTATTCGGCAATGCAGACAGAGATAAATTTGTTTGCGGAACAATAGATAGAGGATTGTTCCGTCACATAAATTGCGATAAATGTAATATTATTAGGAGGTGAGTAAGATTTATCAACAAGTATTTTTGCCCGCAAGTAGGGGATTAATTACTTCTGCTCCCTCTTCTTTAATCCCAGACGGGGCGTTTTAGGAAGTAAATAACGTAAGATTTGATGATGGTTACGTTGAAAAAGTTAAGGCGTGGGTTAAACACGCAACAGTAGAAGAAGGGTCTCCTATCCTTGCGATTAATCTGTTCAGAATAAATAACGGACATCCGTTAAATATGATTCATACAAAACATGGCGTATATAGTATTAGAGATAAAGATACGACATTTACAAATTTAATTACTGATGAATAGTATGATGTCCCGGAATTGGGCTATATATCTGCATAGACCGCATTTAATCAATACTTTTTCTGTTCTCTTGGCAACGATGTATATTATTGGGATGGAGGAGATGGGAAGGCTTTAAAATTAGAAGGTCTTTATTCTCCCGATTCTTGGAACAAGAATAAGACATATAAAGAGGGTGATGTAGTAAAACCAAGTCGTAATAAATACACTGGATATATTTATAAATGTATTCGTGGAGGTAAGTCTGGTTCTACAGAACCGAAGTGGGAAAAGGATATGTCAACGACAATAAAGGATAATAGATGTTATTGGGTCGGTTGTGGTTCTCTCGAAGTAGAAGGGAGTTCCGCAGTAACAGTCCGTGCGTAGAGTGTAGAAGACTATAAAGACTTTCTATTTTTGGCGAATACGGAAGAAGACGGCGACTTATATCCGTCACGTTTGCGTTGGTCTCAATGGTAGAATCCACGGCTATGGCATAATAATGAAGACGGGTCTGGTATGGCGGGATATGTAGACGTAAACGACATTGAAGGTCGCATTATCACCATTAAGAAGATTGGCGATACTCTTGCAATATATAAAGAAAGAGGGATAATTGCTATCAATTATACTGGTGGCGATACTGTATTTTCTAAAGAATTGATTACGACAAAGGCGGGTCTTGTTTCTCCTAACGCAATAATCGTATTACCACACTCTCATGTGTTTATTGGTAAAGATAATATATATGAATATGACGGTAACACGGTAGTCCCAATAGGCGACCCGATTAGAAAATGGTTCTTTAAGGATTTAACATCTATAGATAGAATTCTTGGATATTATAACGAAGAAACAAAGGATATTGTTTTTGCGTACGATAATTCTGGAGAAGATACATTAAACAGAAATAAAGCGATTACGTATAATACATATACTCACGCATGGTCTGTCCGTGATATTGGTATGACAGCGATTGGAGACTTCTGTGAAAATGACGATTTAATTATCGACGAAGTAAGTAATCAATATGATAGCAACCAGATGAAAGAGACAATGATTGACTCTTCGCTATATAAGAAAGAAGATTTGGTTACTATGGCAGGAGATGCAAACGGTAATATTTATAAATTGCACGATTATGCCGATTCTCGTGGTAATTATGAGGGATATGTTATTTCTAAAACACACCATATGGAAGACCCCGGACATATTAAGAGACTTATGCGTATTCAATTCCATGTAGAAACACAAGGGGATTATGATATGTATGTATAGGTTAGACCTTCATGGTCTGCGGAGACGCCGAAAGAAGATATAGACTGGGAAACACTTCCTTCGTATACATTGAATTTTAGAAATAGTAAAACTCAACAACACGTATAGCCTCCGTTTATAGATTTGGATTTATCTGCAAGGTATTTTTAGATTAAGTTCGGAACGAAAAAGAACAATGAATATTTTAAAGTATTGGGTTATACGTTATATTATCAAACAAGGAGTGACGCATAATGATTACAGAGACTCCATTAATTCCAAGAAAGGTATAGCCGGAAGAAAGATTTGTAACAGAATTAAAGAAACAACTTCGTATCTATGCAGAAGAAATAAATAAATTAGAAAGAGATGTGGATGATAAATATTATACGAAAGAAGAGGTTGGCGTTGCAATAAGTGAGGCTCTTGCGGAGTTAATTTCTACATCCGCAGATGTTATCGAAACATTGGATGATGTGTCAGAAATTGTTGATGGTAAATTAGACAAGGGTAGTCCAGACTACGTAAAAGAAGTAGTCGTTGACGGATAGAATATTGTTGTTACAACCGGAGATAACAAAACGTCTATTAAATAGATTCAAATTCCCGATGTTCCTACTAAAACTTCTGACTTAATAAATGACAATAACTATATTAGTAAAGTATATTGGGGAGATGTTATTAATAAACCCACGATTCCAACGATTCCGAAAAACGTATCTGCGTTCAATAATGACAGTGGATATATTACAGGAGTATCGTGGGACGAAGTTACATCTAAACCGACTTTTGCAACAGTTGCAACAAGCGGGTCTTATTTAGACTTGTCTAATACTCCTACAATACCCAAAAAAGTTTCTGACTTAACGAATGATACTGGCTATATCACGGGAGTATCTTGGAACGAAGTGACGGGCAAACCAAATTTTGCTACAGTGGCAACCTCTGGTTCGTATACAGACTTATCCAATAAACCGACTATCCCTACAGTACCGACCAAGGTTTCTGCATTTACAAATGACAGTGGATATATTACGGGCGTTGCGTGGGACGACATTACAAATAAACCAAGTACATTCGCTCCTTCCACTCATACTCACGATTATCTCCCATTGTCTGGCGGAACGATGACGGGCGTTATTTAGTCCAATACGAATAGTAATATAGATGCTACCAGTAGTACAAGAATAGAAGAAGTAGTATATCAAGGATTAGATAAGAACAATAAAGGTTTAGGCTCCTCTTTTTTCTCTGCCGTAGATACAGGGACATTCCATGGATTTAGAGCATCTAATCCTAATTTTAACAGCGGAACAAATTGGGCAGATATTCGATTACACGTAGATTCAAACGGGAAATACTATATAACGTCGGAGAAACATAACTCTCTTACTGATGGCACAACGGATAATTCCAACCACATTCCTACGACTGCTTTTATTCATGGCAAATACTTGTCTCTTTCCGGCGGGACAATGACTGGCAACCTTGCCGCCGATATGAATGAGTTTTGGATTGGTAACAAAAAAGCCAATAATGCAGGAATTATTACACTCCGCAGTGCTAATGATTCATATAAAAATGGAGCAGTATTAACTTTACACGGCATAGGTGCAAGTGGCGCAGGACAATTTACACTGCAAGCGGCAGACGGAACAAATACTCCATCTCTACTTGGAAGGGCAGACGGTACGTTAAAATGGAATAACAGTGATATCGCCCTTGCGAAAAATGTCTTGCCGTTAAGCGGTGGTACTCTTACTGGTTCTTTATATACTAACGGACTCTATATTCTCAAACAACCGGGAGTGTCTACAAAAGGAACAAACCCTTCGGCATGGAAAGAACAGAGTATACGGTTTGCAGATAATAGTGGAGAAGTTTCTGATGCCCATCTGTTAGGCATGGTTCGTAACGAAATCGGTACTGGCGGTAATGTGATTACACGGTTAATCGCATATAAGAATGCAAAAGATTCTTCTGATAGTGTGAATATAGGTGTTGCATATCCCGCAAGCGGCGACCCTTATACGATTGCTCCGACTCCTGCAACGTCTGACAACAGTACGAAGATAGCACCCACGGCATACGTTAAATCTAAT